AATATGCCTAAGATGATTAATAGAATGGTCGAATCGCCAAATAGAGAAAAGCTTATAATTGATTTATTAAAACATTTCTCATCAGTTGGTAGAAAGACATTGGTGTTAAGTGAAAGAAGAAGACAAGTGGAATCTTTACAGAAAAAATTGGATGAAATAGGAATATCAAACGGATTATGTATTGGAGGAATAAAGCAAAAAGAACTCGATGATATTGTAAAGAGAGATGTGTTACTGGCTACATATAGTTATGTACAAGAAGCATTTGACGTTCCAGAATTGAATACTTTGATTTTTGCTACACCAAAAAGTGATATTATCCAAGCAAGTGGTAGAATTCTACGACAAACTCCTGAAAATAGGAAATTTATACCAGTAATAGTTGATATTGTTGACTCTACACCCGGAATGATAAAGAAATCAAATGTTAGAAAGAAATACTATCATAAATCTGATTTTACTATAAAAGACGTTAAAAACACTAAGGATATAATTATTCATACATCGAAAAGTTAAAAAAGTAGATATTATACCTTAATGATTACCTATATAAAATGCGAGCACATAAAGTGCTCGTATTTCTTTTAAATCTTTCGAGAGGTTTTGTAAATCTTAGAGTGTATAAAAATCCATATAAACTTGTTCTACAAAACGCATGTGAAAACGATAATTGTATAAATAGTTGTGATTGTTCTTGTGAATGTTCAAATAAATGCTGTGATGATCAAATTGATAATAACTATGAATATGCTGAAGAATATTATCAATATCTTCACGAATATAACAAATTGGAAGATACAGAATTGAACTTTCTCAAAAGTAATAAAGATGATTCTAAAATAAATTATGTTGAATTTGCTAAGAAAAGACAAGATAAATATAAGACATTTGAAACAAATTTAAAGCTTATTTCAGATTACAACAACAACGGCGATGAAACTTGTGTATTGGAGTTAAATAAGTTTACAGATGAAGTTGATATTTCTATTATTCCAAATGATTTAATGTTAATGGATAAACCATTAAAACATAACAATTTCTCTATTGAAAGAAAAATAAGAGCAATCGCTAAGTTTATATTGAATCCATTCAGACATTTCAATAAATACAAAAATTTACCAGAAAAATTAGTTTGGGAAAATGATGTATTGTCCGAAGTCAAAAATCAAGGAAATTGTGGTTCGTGTTGGGCATTTTCTTCCACTTCTGCTATTGAATCATATATGAGAATAAATAATTATACTGTAGATAGATTATCTGAACAACAACTTGTAGATTGCTCAAAAGAAAATAATGGATGTGAAGGAGGTTTAATGCATTTAGCTTTTGATTATTGTATACAAAATAATGGTTTAGTATCAAATGATGATTATACTTATGTTGCTGAGGGGCAACTATGTGCACTAGATTGTAATGATCAATGTTTACCAGGAAATCATTCCTTTAATGGAGAATACTATCTTAATGTTATTGGTTCAAATATAACAAGTTACGAGTATATTTTACCAAGGTCTATGTTAGATATTATGGCATCTCTTCAAAACGGCCCTATTGCAATCGCATTGGACGCCAGTTCATTCATATTTAGATTTTATAAAAAAGGAGTAATTGATATTCCATCCAGAATGTCTGAGCAAATTAACCATGCTGTATTGCTAACAGGATATGATAGAGATGAAAATGGCACTTATTGGATAATTCAAAATAGTTGGGGTAAAGATTGGGGAGATAATGGTTTTGTGAAGTTAAGAGCAAGAGATGGTGATGGAGTTTTATTATCACAAGTATATGGCGTTTATCCTAAGTATAAATAAGAATTTATATTTATAAATGAGAATGAATTTTCTGAAGCGAAATATAAATTGGGTTTGTCATCATACTCATTTAGATAAATCAAATATCATAAGTCGTGATTTATTAGACCAATCTCAAAAACATATGAAAGCTAAATGGCATATCATGGATGATATCAAAAAAAAATATACAAAACAAAGTCTTTCTCATAGAATAAATCAATCAATACAAACAATCGTTTCTCAGAACTGTAGATATATTAGAACATTTGTAGATGTAGATAAAATTGTTGGTCTAATGTGTGTTGAAGAAACTGAAAAGAGAAAGAGAGAATGGAAATACCGAGGTGTACATATACAAACCGCTACACAACCTTTACAAGGAATCGTGGGTTGTGATGAAAACTTAAAATTATTTGAAAAAGCAACTAAAATTACAGATATTGTTGGCTGTTTACCATCCAGAGATTACGATAATTTCGATGAGCATTTAGACATTGCATTCTCAACCGCAAAAAGACTTGGAAAACCAATAGAAGCCCATTTAGACCAACTTAATATTCCAATTGAAAATGAAACAGAAAGATTTTGTGATTTTGTTGAAAAATATGAATATCAGGGTAAAGCTCGCGCTATTCATTCAATTAGTTTAGCATGTCAACCTATAGAAAAACAAAAAGAAATAGCTATCAGATTACAACAACTTAATATTGGTGTTGTTGTATGTCCAAGTGCAGCTATATCAATGACACAACATAGCAATTATAATGCACCAATACATAATTCTATTGCACCAATTAAAATTCTAGATGAAGCAGGTGTTAATGTTGGATTAGGTATTGATAATATTAACGACTTATTTATGCCATTATGTGACGGAAATCTTAATTTTGAATTAAGATTATTGGCTGAAGCTAGTCGGATTTATGATATAGAAATTTTGGAAAAAATTGCTCAAAATAACATGGGATTTTGTGACTAAATTATTGTCTTCTTCTTTGGAATAAACCACAAATGATTCGCTTCATCTGGCATCCATCGATAAGGACTTCCTCTAAATGGTTTTATTGCAGATTCTCTATACAAATTTACAACATTTCTACAAGGACTTTCACTAATCTTATATCCATTAGATTCTATTAGTAACTTTTCCTCTTTCCTTATTTGTTGGGCAATAATAGTTTTATTGATTGGACACTCTTTTGAATTTCTTTTCAACCAAAATGGTAATGCTTTGTTTGTACTTGGTACAAGAATTCCATCAATTCTTCTCATTGAAGCCAAATTAGTAATATCTTTCCAAGTTTTTGAACCAAATCCCTTCCTTTTATCAGAACAACAAATCCATAATAATTCCCATGTAATTGCATTTTTTCCATTTGAACTTTTGAATTGATGCTCCACTATTATGCTTGAACACACTATTCTATTATTATCCTGACATGTAACAACAAATGTCCTATACGTTTTACTATCTATTCCTCTAAATAACTTATGTATCTCATCCTTATGATTAGACCCAAATGTATCCAGCAAATTAGATAAACTATCGTTAACAATTTGTTTTGGGGTTTGATTATGTATTATACGAATCAAATTGTTACAAGATAAGATACATAACATTTTTCTAAATTCATCCAGCGTTTGTAGTTTTTTGGGAGACAAGATTAAATCATTAATCTCTAATAAAACTGTTTCTAACACATTCTCCTCAATATCATTATGTATAGCAATATCATTTGCTAATTTTTCAGAACAAACACTTAGTAACAAGTGCTTTTTCATCTTTCTATTTTCAATAATTAACATTACAATCATTTTTTAAAAGGATTTACAACAATATAAACACATATGTATGAGTGATTTACCATTGGATATTGTTAATAAAATCATGTCGTACTTACCAATTTTAGATGAGAAGACTATAACACTTAATCAAAATATTAGAAAAGCATCTAAAATACTTAAATTGATTGATAATTATGCTGATTACTTCAACACGTCTCCAAACAAAAAACCATCAAAAGCAATCATATGCTGCGCTACATCTTGGATATATAATGATTTGTCATACTTTTTAAATCAATGTAATAGCCCTTCAGAAATAATGGTACAATCTTACCAAGACATTTTGTATAAAGTATCAAAAAAACGAATTACCACTTTTGATGAATTAGAAGAATATGAAAGCAAACAATACGAAACTATAACCAATTTACTATTCAATCATATAACATATATGAGCGAAGATGAAATAGATGAGTTTATCCTTTATTGCACTAATATTTATAATTTATAGACCTTGAACAAAAGAGATTTGATTCTTTAACTTTTCTATCTCCTTTTTAGCTTCAGATAATTCCAATTCTGTAGCTGCAAGTTGTTCTTTTTTATTATTTAGTCTTCGTTCTAAGTTACTACACTCACCTATAGCAAACCCCTCTTTAATACCATCGGGCATTTCTTCAGACAAGTTCTCCAAAAGAGATGTCGTAGAATTAAGAGCTACTAAATCATCAGTTCCATCACAATTACAAGAATCATCTTTATCTTCAGTTTTTTTTGAGTCTGAAACCTTATTTACAAGAGATTGTTTATCTTTTTCAGCTAACAAATTTGATTTGTTTAATTCATTATTTGTATGATATAAACAATATGTTATAGAAAGAACAGATGATATCACCAATAGATTGATGATAGAATTCATTAATATTATATGACATTATTTAACACAACTGAACAAGCATGCCTTACAATTTATGCGGAATTACACATATTCTATTAATAAGACAGAAATATAATGTTTCTAGGTCAAATTCCATTTTACTGTAGATTCTGTAAAAATGAGTTTGTTGAAGATATATGGAACGCAGATGGAACATGTTATGTACAACATCAAAATAAATGGTTCAAAGCCATATATGATGGATATGGCGAATATGTTCTTAAAAAAACAAATGAATCCATCGTTTCTGATAAAGCAATCTGTATGCGCTGTTATAAGGCTTTGAAGAAGAAAATTGATTAATTATGTATACGATTCTAAATCTGATTCAATCCTACCCAATATATTATAAAATCTATTTTCATTCACCATTGGATTCAGGAGATCTCTAAAATCAATAAAAGTATTTTCGGAATGTTCTTCTTCTGAATATTCTGATTCCGAATCAGGTTCTATTTCTGGCTCTGACTCTGGTGCTAACCTTCGCATAAGCATTCTTTCTTGTTTTAAATGGTTTTTAAACCAATCCAATGAAATGGTCGCCTTTAAATCATTCTTTAATCTCATAAACAATGTTAAAACCATTTTTTCTGGTGACCATGCGGGACTCCAGTCTTTATGAAATATGTTATTTTCTCGAATAATGCCGTTTGTAAGACAACTATATATGTCCAAGTTTATTGGAGAATAACAAAAAAGCTCCCAAATAAAGGGATGAAATGGGTAACTTCTTGGAACTCTTGCTGTTAATGTAAATCTTATTTCTATTTTTAAATAAGACATTATTATTCGATTCACATCCGATGGAATTTCATAAATTCCAGAAAAATCGTAAGGATTGTAAATAAGCATAGTATCAAAATAAACTTCACCTTGTTTCTTAAAGACCTTGAATTCATTAAAATGAAGCATTTCTTTGATTTCATCTATTTCGCTAATCTCCATTTTTCTCCCACCGATTGTTATAAAAGAATCATCCATTTAAACATAAGTAATGCCTTATATTTAATCCTTTTTAAGATATTGTGTATGTTCAAGAAGTTGTATGATATTATTTTATATTCCTATAATAATGACTATTTCTTCCATGATGCCTTATGTATGTTTAATCATATTAATTCCTATTGTACTATATTTTGTACTTAATTATATAAATTACTTTTCCAATACAGAATCGTTTGCATCATTTAATATGTCAGACTATATACCTTCAGACTGGGAACAAAGTCCTACTGGTTTTGGTAGAAATACTACTGGATGTGGTTCAAACCCAAATAAAATTTGGGAAATAAAATCAGCAGGTGATGTTAAAGATGTGAATGATGATCTTGAAAACAATCAATTGATTCTTATAAATGGTCACGTTGATGTCAGAAATGTTGGAAAAAAAGATGACATGAAAATATCTGTCAAAGATAAGAAGAATATAACAATTATTGGTATAAATGATGCTGTTTTTAGTGGTTCTATATCCGTAGGAGGAAGTAGTAATAATGTTATTATTCGAAATATATTTTTTGAAGGTATGTTTGAGGATGGAGACACCGAAGATAGTATTAAAGATAAAAAAAACGGAGATCTTGTTACAATTAAAGGAGAAGATATTAAAAATGTTTGGGTTGATCATTGTACATTTATAAAAAGTGCCGATGGACTCCTTGATATGACAAACGGCGCGACAAATATAACAGTTTCTTGGTGTATATTAGGTGACCCGACTAAATCAAGAAATCGCAAAGACGGAAATTCATCTAAAAAAAGTACAACTCATCACAAAGTTATGTTGATTGGTGCAGGAGACCATAGCGATGGTGGTTCTGATGAAGAAAGAGATATGAAAGTTCAAATAACTATACATCATTGTTGGTTTCCAGGAAATAGCAGAAATCCACGCATTAGATATGCAAGACCAATCCATCTTTATAACAATTTTTACGACCAAAACAGCATGTACACTATTGCGGCGCGTCAAAAAACTATTTCCTTATCTGAAAATAGTTTTTTTTATAGAAGTGGAAGACCATATGATACAGAGAAGGGCGGAACTTTATATGTGATTGGCGATAAATATCAAGATACATGTGTTGAAAATCCACCTAAATTACACCTTAGTGAACATACTTCAGCAAAACTATCTAATTGTACATCAAATCTAATGGCTGGAGGTGGTGACGAACCTGGACCAGATTCAAATCTTATATTTCAAAAAGATTCACAAATAGAGAGTTTGATTAACTATGATTATAATTTAGACGAGGCTGACCAAGTTCCAGAATTAGTCACCTCAAATGCAGGAGCTGGAGGAAAAGGATTTTCAGGTTATACCCTTATGGACCCAACAACTGGTACTACCACTAATACTGGTACCGCCACTAATACTGGTACTACCACTAATACTGGAGCTTCTCAAGACCCATCAATAGCAGTTGTATCACCATCAGAAGATTCAAAACCTGAATCCAATGGTAGTTGTAACCTAAGACCTGGTGGTATTATGAAGAATAATACGTGTTATTATAAATATGGTGATTCCAAGGTTTGTGAAGGTATAAAATGGAAAAAATGTGATGCAACCCGTGGAGACAAAAAAGGCGAACCAGATAGTGGAAGGTATGTAATTGATGGAAGTAAAATCACTTTTTGTAAATTAGATGAGTCAAAAGGGGAAGAATCTGATGGAGAATGTGTTGCAGATTGGTCTGAGAATGCGGCATCTGGTTCTAATTCTGGTTCTAATTCTGGTTCTAATTCTGGTTCTAATTCTGGTTCTAATTCTGGTTCTAATTCAAATAATCAATGTACAGAAAGGCCAGGCGGAGTTATGAGAAACAATACATGTTATTATAAATATACCGACCAAAATACATGTACTGGTATAAAGTGGAAAAAATGTGATGCAACACGCGGAGATAAAAAAGGAGACACTGATAGCGGAAGATATGTAATTGATGGTAATAAGATGGTTTTTTGTAAATTAGATGAATCAAAAGGGGAAGAATCTGACGGCGAATGTGTTTCAGACTGGACGGAAGATATTGCTTCATCCTCTTCAGCATCTATTAATTACAATTCTTCTAAAACCTCACTTGATGATGAAGCAGAAAATTTAAGAAAACAAATCTCATTCATTCAACAGAATATTTAATCCTTTTTTGATGAATAATGCTTTACCGCTGCTATGCTATTTTCACTTTGTGTTACCCATTCAAGATTATAAAGTTTACAATTAGACTTATCATGGTCTTTGTGATTTACAAATGGTTTGTTATAGAAATTAGGTAGAAATACTTGAGCAACTAATAGATGTATTGAATACTTGCTTTGACCAAGACTAACTCTCCTATAACCAGTATCACCAAACCCTTTTAAGAATTTACCTTTTGGATTTTTTATTCGACCTTTGTCAGATATTTGATAATCTAATCTTCCTCTAATCAATTCCTTTGGAATGTCTTTCCATATTTCGTTTTCAAATATATTTTCTTCTGATGTATCATAAATCCATTTATACCCATATGCCGTTTTACGTTTGTTTAGACAAACTGCCGATATAGCAGTTTTTACACAACCCTTATATTCTGTATTTTCTCTTACCCATTCCATAGCATCAAGTGCTGTTTCATATAATTCTATTTTTTGTCCATCAAGAGAACAACGCCATACTGCCCGTGAATTTTTTAATCGGCTAACTTCTTTTGATTGTTTTCTTCTATGAGTATTTTGTTCTAATGCAGTTGCCCATTCCAAATTTTCTACTCTATTATCGGCTCTATTATGATTCTTATGATTAACTGTTTTCTTATTTTCTGGATTTGGTATAAATGTTGATGCTATTAGTCTATGGACTCGCACAGCCATCCTATTACCTTCAAGGTTATATAACTTTGCTTTAATATATCCATCTTCTTGTGGTTTAAATAACATTTCTTTGTTATAGCTTTTCGACCAAATTTTTCCACTATTTGAAAATTTATATTTTGGAAATTGTTCTAATTCTTTCCAAATCTCAGGCATATTACTCTAAATATGAGTTTTATGCTTATATATTTTAATCAATCTCCTCTATTTGAGGGCCAGAATCTTCTGGAGTAGCTGATTCTTGGGGCATATTTGTGTTAGGGATTTCTTCATCATTCTCCTGTGGCGGTGGGGTAAATGTTTGCATTTTTTCTTGGATTTCTTTAATCTTTTCATCATAAATATCAGGGGATTCATCAGGATTATT